TCTGTTTCTTTTCGACATCTCCACATGGCGTATTGTCTGGCATGCGCAATACTGCGAAGTCGTGATGGCCCAATTAAAACAGAAAACGGTATTCCAGTTCTTATGCATTCTTGAATAATTATATCCCTTACCCTTACGCGTTTCATGGAGGCCTCAATAAAATAAGGGGGGAGATAACTCCCCCAGTATTAGCTTTCTACGACATCAAGCTCCGCCGACACGGCGTCCATTGCCTGGCGTAGCGCATCTTCACTGATTGCCTTTGGAGATCTCTTAGGGACAAACGGCGCAACAGAAGACGGAACGGTAGCATTTTTAATGCCATAATCTTGCAATGTTTCATGTTCTTTCATCGCAAAATGGCCGAGAAAACCGATATAACTTGCGCCGTCAATGTAATTGTCAGAATATTGTTTATTCATACGATGGCGGCCAAGCTTAGTGCCAAGTTGGAAAGCAGCCACTTCATATTCTGTTACTGGGCGGCCAAGTAGAGCTCCAGTAATTTCAGCAATAGCGGCAAAGCATTCATCTGGCGTTCCATATTTATTGCTGCGGTCATTGATGGCGCCCGCTGACGATGTCAATATTTCTTGATATTTCATATCTCATCTCTGGGTTAGTGTTGATTACTTTTATCTTTCCTACATATCGATAATTGATTGCTACATAACCACGATTAATATCCTCCTTCGTGGTTTGGTCTCTATAAAACTCTTGAATAATAATAAATTCATTGTTGCTTAGTGCCTCAACAAATTCCTCCAGGCTATCAACTGGGTATTCAGCATTTATTTGGTGGACCAAATTCCCACTGGCGCTTGGCATATTCAAAGTAATAAGAAACCTCATTGTCCATCCTTATGTATTTAGGGGTGTGACGCGGCTTTGCATTGTAACGCCACACCCCGTATCACGCGAACTTAGGGATTCGCGCAATGGTCAAAATTATCCAAAATCCATATCATCTACAGGAGCTGCCACTTTGGTAGAACCTGTCGATGGCGGCGATGATGTCGTAACAGAAGAAGCCGCCGACGAACTACGCGGCCTATAGGAAAGATCGGAGGGGCGTGCAACCCATCCAGTAATCTCCCAAACAGGGACATAGTTCGTCGACTTACGGGCCCCTTCTCCCGTGCTTTTTGAAACCGAATCTTTCAAAACAACTACTGGCAATTTGCCTGGGTTGTCTTTTGATCCAGCCATATAGGCTTCGTGGAGTTTTTTAGCTCCGTCAAGGAAAGCGCCGGCATTGCTGGCGAACTCTCTGACGTCTCCACCGCATTCCTTTGATAATTTGACGACGAGGCGCAAACCACGTTTGTAGTCATCACCAGGCTTATCAATTGCAATACCATCAGACAAACGAGACACGCGAAAGTCGGGAGCGCCCCCAGTATTAAAGTTGATCCAGCCAATCTCGACGTTCTCAAAATCCATAATTGCCTTGAACTGTTTCGTGATGTCCGTCTCATGCGTTTCGCCATTCTCCCTATCTCGACGAGAAATTCTGCCCGAGCGAGCATCGAATTTAACGATTGGCAGGAAATCAGCTCCACCGGAACCGACGCTATCAAAAAAACCACCAAATGCTGACATAATACTTCTCCATTGCGCGGCAGTCTGGCCTACCGCATGCCTCTCGCCGCTATGGCGAATCTCTAAACTAGCGCAAAGTTGGATGAATTGATTCCAATTGAGCTAAAATCTGTTCAAAGCTTTCAACCACAGTAAAGACATCGTCTGAACCTGCATAAATGGTAGAAAGAAAAATGCTCTCTTCGTTTTCTTCATACTGTTGAATAGCAGTAATTTTATTTGCCTTAATCAGAACTTTTTCATCAACATCATTTGTCAATGACAAATATCCAAATTGGCAAGGAGGTATAGATGCATCATTCATATTAAACTCCCCATATTTCAAACGCAGCCTGTCTGGCTTCGTCATCGTTAAAATAAAAAGAGCTGGTGTCTGGAACGACATAAGAAGCAAGCTCTTCTGGATCTGTCGAAAGTGACAGAAACCTCTGAATTGTCATACCTATTCGCTTGATCGCCAGTAAATGATCATCAACCTGATCAACGACATATGTGGCTGACTTTTTAGGCGTGACATATGTCACCCTACCTTCAGTCGCGCCATCAAGAGCCTTCACATAAAGGCTTACCTGTCTTGCATGTTTTGCACTAATTTTACTGGGTAATGCAAATGTTGTTTTGAGGTCGACAATAATTTTATCTTTGAACAAGAAATCGTAAAAGCCAACGAACGGCACTGCAATTTCATCAAAGGAATATTGTATTTTGACCTGGGTAGACGATGGTTTACCATATGGTAGTAATTCGGCCAGACCAATCGTAACAAAGTCTGCGATAGACGATTTTTCTTTTTCGCTACGAGGGTCAGACGATAAGGCGTTGAGGCGCCAGAACTCTTTTTCAGCAACCTCAATACATTCTTTAGCTGATACATCATTCGTCAATCCATAAGCTATGCCAGCCTCAACGGCTGATCCCCTATGAGCAGAAGCACCCACGCTGCCGCCACGCTTTAATACTTTGTTAAGAACAAAGGCGGCTGGGCTGGCCTCAAAGAGGTTGCAGGTGGATGGCGACAAATGGTCAATGTTGAACGGCGTGAATGGGTTATTGTGCGACAATGTCTATTCCTAAATCTATATTTAATGATCACAACAACATATATGGATGCGAAACGGTGTCAAGCCCCTAAAAATTGTATATTGACAAATTTTAATATTCAATATTAGGTTCAAAAATCTTTAGGCGGATGGCGCCTTTTGATATTAATGGAGATTGGTATGACAACTTATGCTGACGAATATCTGTCAAATAAAATCCCTCGTAAATACAAAATTGATGACCTGAAAAATATCCTCACAAGTGGAGAAATTGAAGTCAATATAAAGAGAGGCATGTCCGCCCCTTTTTCAGAGATTGTAAAAATATATCCACATGAGGCTAAAAAATTACTTGAAAATAACGCTAACAATAGAGTGATAAATCAGCCTTTAATCCGAACTATAGCAAATGATATATTGGCCGATAGGTGGAAGCTTAATGGCGAAACAATCATTATTTCCAAGGAAGGCGAATTGAACGATGGCCAACATCGTCTTCTCGCTGTCGTGTTAGCCAATAAGCCAATAGAAACGCTTGTATTCTTTGGGGCGGAAAGAGAAAGCCGAACAACTGTTGATATGGGAAAACCAAGATCCGTATCAAATCTACTGTCAATGGAAAATGTCCCAAACCCAAATAATGCAGCAGCTATTGCTCGCGTTTATTATCTCTACAGAGAAAACAAGTATCAGGACAATGGCTACAATCTGGCTGCAACAAAACAAGAATTACGCCATGAATATTTTAACTATCAAGACAAGATAGACAATGCTATCAAAGCATGCGCCTATCACAAATTTACAAAAATAGTTGGCGTTACGCCAATGTGCGTCTCATACATTGTTTTAGGAAATGTGAACATTGAAGCCAGAGATGATTTTTTCCAAAAATTAATCTTTGGTGAGAATATGAAATCAGGAAATCCTATCTTGAAAGCAAGAGAACACCTCATTGATTTGAAGTCAAAGAGGATGACATCTCAACAAAGAATGGAAGCGATATTCAGATATTGGAATATGTGGCGCAGGGGCGTAACTGTTAATCGCTCTGTATCAATTCAAAATGAATGGCCAGAAATAGCAATATAATAAAATCTAAGGAAAATAGGGGGATTATTCCCCCTTTTATTTTTTCTATGGAGATTGATATGACCAAGAGCAAAAAAGCATTTAAATTTAGTGGTGAAATTGATCTTACGCAATGGGATCTACCAAAGACTGAACGAATTGTTGATGAAGCATTTGAAAAAATGCAGAACAATATTGAAAAGGAAATTGACAAGCAATTTGAGAAGCTATCAGAAGAAATAGGCAATATGCAAAACCTTGCACGCCAGATAGCTTCAGAATCTTTAAACATATCACTTCAAAAAGGGTTGACTGCCAATTTTTGGGATCTTCCTAGTAAACCAGAAATCATAACAATTGGTTTTGAGGATTTTTGCGAAGATGGCTTTGCCTGTGAGATAGATCTAAAAAAAGCAATCAATGAAGTCATTTTAGATCGGTGCGCAAAAGATGGATATATAGATCAAGAATATGAAGAAGATATAATTCTTTTTGCAAAAATGCTTCGCGAATGCGCTGAAATTGTAGAAACATCCATCAGACCGAAAGATAATAAATGACTTATAAATGCATACTGGGCTGTGATCCAGGTCTCAGCGGCGCTATAGCTATATATTATCCAGATCACCCTATGCAAATAGCTTGTTATGATATGCCAACGAATGATGACGGGGTTGATGGATATGCGCTTACAAAAATTGTTAAGCAGTTTATGCCGGATGTTGTGTTTATTGAAAGGGTTCACTCAATGCCAAAGCAGGGAGTTGCCTCAACATTTACATTTGGTGAGGCATATGGCGTTGCAAAGGGAATTTTTTATGCGCTCAACATACCGATTGAATTGGTGACTCCGAGGCGCTGGAAGAAAGAGTTTGATCTAACGTCAGACAAAAATCAGTCATTAGAAATGGCGCGTATGCTTTGGCCAGATAGCGATAAGTTTAAACGTAAAAAAGATGATGGACGCGCCGAGGCTGCTCTAATCGCAATGTATGGATTTAAATCTCAATTTAATGTGAGGGAATAGATCATGAAAACACCTGAGTATGAA